CCAAGGGACGTTAACAACTAAGTTATCACCGCTGTCTACTTGAACTTTATATGTGCGATCAGCAGTTGTTGTAGAAGTTTCTGCGGCTGTTGAATTTGTTCCGTCAACATTAGCATTAAAAGTAGTGCCAGAAAGAGTAAGCCCTGTTCCTGCGGTGTACTCAGTGTTTGTCCAAGGAACGTTAACTACAGCTTGATCTGCACTGTTAAGCTGAATACCGTAAGTTCTTAATGCAGTTGTGCCAGCAGGCTGTGCAGAAACAGATTGTACAGTGCCAGAATATATTTTAATTCCGCCTAATGCAGTAGTTGTAGCTTTGTCTCTAATATAACGACCATCAAGATCAACAGTTTCACTTAAATTTGTACCAACTTGATTAATTGTTAATACACCATTAGCCGTATCAAAGCTTAGTCCACCACTTTCAATAGATCGATCTGTAAAGTATTTACCGCCAATAGCATCTACATTAGAAGTAGTCCCCCCTGGTCTGCCAATCCACAACTTATTACTGCTTGCAGAATATGCTAATTCAGCATTAGTAAGTGTAGTCGGAGCATCTGTACTTGTACTCTGTTTAATTGTGATTGTTTGTGCCATTTTCCTGCTCCGTTTTTAAAAGTTTCCACCCTCAAGGGTTGATGTGTTATTTAAATAATTACTATCATTATTGAATTGTGAGATTGATCCAGTTACATTAGATAGTTCTCGCGATGAATTAATAAAAGTTGTTCCTTGAACAGCATATCCAACAGTATTGTTTAACAACCCTGTCATTGTATCGCCTGTTTTTTCTACAAATCCTAAAGCAGAATACGCCCCTACTGCTACTGGTTCACCTGTTGTTTCGTCAAAACCTAAATATTTACCTTTACGGCTTTCTTTTAAAGGCAATTCCATAGTGCCTGAAGACAAATCTTTATCTTGTAATCTTAATGTTCTGTTAATTGCAGTTTGTTGCTGGTTAGCCGCAAGCCACAATCTATCATAGTCATTATTTACTTCAGTAGCTAAAAAAGCACCGTTAGCTTGATATGCCGTATCTCTATCTAAATCCATAGACATAAGAATGTTAATAGGCACACCTTGCGTTGGGAAGATAGGATTATTGTTACTATCTACTAACGTAAAAGTAATAGTTCCACCAGAACCAGACCCAACATTCTGTACGGTATAGTGTACGTTTAAAGTCTGTATAGCCCCATCTAGTATAACTGTGACATCTGTAGCTTCATTTAACTGGAACGTATAGTTATACACATTTTGATTACTTCCTGCGGTATAATCGTTCCTAGTTGTATTTGCTGTGACTGTCATTTATGGCCTCATAAGTTTTGCCAATTATACTATTTAAGGGGTTACAAATCACCAACTGCTTATTTTTCTAAATTACGCAATGCATCAGAAAGTGCTTCATTAGCTATTCTAGCGGCATCAAGTATTTGGTCATCGTAATCGCGTAACACTTGTTCTTTTTCTTTGCCACTCATTCCCAAGTCTTTGTATATCTTTTTTCTTAACCTGTTAATTTGTTTAATACGTTTGCCTTGTGCGTTGATAATAGGCGTAACAGAAATTAAGGCTTCATTTTCTTGCCTGTATTCTTCAAGCCGCTCATCTTTAAATATCTCTAACCCATTTTTAACTTGCGTTGCTAAATTTTGAGTCTCATAAAACTGTTGTACACTATTAGACATGCCCCCAGTAGGATACCTCATAGTAAATGCCCTGACTAAAGGTATGTCAACAGGGCTTGTTGGGTCTTCTGGAAACTCTTCTCCATTCCACTCTTTTACTTTTTTAAGCAATACGTCACCTGCATCTGTAATGTAAGGCCCAGATGTTGCAAAAGTTCCCCTGATAAGATTGTCTATTTTTGCTGGAGAATAGTTAAACGCCTTGCCTAACTCTTGCGCGGTCAGTGATGTGCCAGCGGTCTTTCTTTCCTCTGGAGGATTAGCATCCATCCATTCTGGATAAATACGTCTGCCTTGGAAAAAATTATAGTTAGTAACTTGCTCAACAGCAGTTTTAATCGGGCTAGGAAAAACAGCACTTGGATCATAAACAGGGCTAACTGCCGTGACTAAGCCTCTAGACAAGTCAAAGAACATGTCAGCAAAACCAGTCTCACCTTCAGAATCTGCCCATATCATAGCTCGCTCTACTGTGCTTCCAAATGCAAAACCTACAGTAAAAGGCTTTGGATACCTAGCCCATGTGTCCCCTACTTTAAACACCCAGAACATATCTCGTTGCCACTCAGGTATTTCTAAGTATTCTTTCTTTTCCTCTTCTGGAGCAACATGCAAGTAATATCCTGTAATCAAAATCTGAGGGATAGTAATCGTAGCAGAAGCATACATTATCATTGCTTTAGGGTTCTTTCTAAAAGCGCGAATAAACTTGTTTGAGCCTTGTACGCCAGCATTAAAGAACGGCACGTATTTATTTATTTCTTTGCTTGCACTGCCTCCTCTAGCAAAGTCTATGCTTGCATCCCTTGCTTCCATAGCACTTTCAGCATCTGTCATTCCTTTTCTCTTAGCCGCGTTGTAAACTCCTATTCGTACACTTTGCTCAATCACAGCACCAATATCTTGCGGTAAATTTAATGGGTTCTTCAGATATCTTTTTAGCTTACCCTCTTCTTTAAAAATCTCTGCATAAGCATTCTGCACACCTTTGTCAGACATATTCATGTAGCTGTTGAATGATGCTCCTGACGCTCGCCACCTTTCATACAGGTCGTTCTTGCCAATTCGAGCCGTTAATCCCTTAACTACGTCAATAACATTTGGCCTAGCTTCACTTAATACATAAGATCCATGTACATCTCTAATAAAGTTTCTAGCCATAAACTCTGGAACAATAGTTGCACCAGTACGCAAAATACTTGCAGGTCTACTTAACAGCCACCCAAGACCTGTGATTTCTTGTGGATGCATAGATGTCATTGCGGCAACAAGAGATGGATGCACTTTGTAATATTTTCTTTTTCCTTTTACTAAAACTGTAATTACATCCGCAGGTTGAGTTTCTCGAGGTCTCGATATTTTTGTCCCTGTTTTTGGATCTGTTACCGTTTTCATTGCAGGTTTAGTAGTGCTAATGTATTCAGGCATGACATCTGCAAGATCCACTAGCTGATTAGCTACACGGTTCTGGTAAGCAATGTCAGTAATCCTCATAGTATTTCTTATGATAGATTCTATTGGGTCAACAATTTCTTTGTCGCTACCTTCTATTTTTTTAATTACTTGCCCTAACTTTTTACCAGCAAACGTAGTGCCTGCTTTTACCTGCAATCCTTGCAGTCCTGCTGTTTCACCATACTCTTCATCCATAACTCTTTGGAAAGGAATGTAGTTAGGATTCTCTGCTTTGATAGTGTTGTACTTATCTTGCGACATAACACCAAAAGACACTAGCATTTGTAGCATTCTGTCTTGGTAGTCGTATATCTCTTGTGCAGAAGTGTCTAGCAATACAATGTCTTCGCCATATTTTTCACTAATTCTAGCCAAATCTTTAATAGACTTTTCTTTTTGCTTTTCAGTAATCTCTACATCATCCCTGTCTTTTAGGTCTAGGGCATACCTACGCGCAATTAAGTAATCAATTAAGTCTTTCTTTCTCTTTTTCGGATCTCTCTCAATACGCATAGCGTTAAAGTCAAAATCATTTAATATAGACTTTAATCCTTTTCCTGTCTCAATCAGCTCTCCCTTCTCATTTAAAACAGTTGTTCCGTTGTTAAGTGAACTAAGAGCCATGCCTGTTACACCAGCATACAAGCGCACACTATTCTCTAAGAAGTTGTCTTTACCTCTCTTTGCCGCTTCCTTCGCAACATCTACCAACGCACCTAGATCGTCAATCCATTGATAGTATTTTTCATTAAAAATGCTTTCATCTGCCGCAATAGTATCTGGTTCTTGACCAGCACTTAGTTGGTCTTGTTGCGCGCTAGTTATAAGTTCAGGTGCAGGGTTGTCTATATTTTCAATAGACTCTTCTATGGCTTGGTCTACAGTTATTTCTACGCCTTCATCTGTTAAAGGAGTGTCATCAACAGTAAGCTGGTCATCAACTAACGCGTCTTGCTCTAAAGAAGTTAACTGATCTACTGATTTCTTAGCGTCTTCAAGAGCCATTCCCTTGCGAACCAATAAATTAACTGCCGCTGATGCCCCTGCTTTTGTGCCACCCATGGTCATAATTAAACCAGACTCAAGCAACAACTGCTCTGCATCAGGCGTTATGCCTTCTAGTACGTCAGCCATTGTGTAGCCTTCAGTCAGGGCTAAATCAACAGACTCTCGCAGAATGTCAGCAACTCTTTCCTCACCTAGTTCCATTAACATGCCATTCCAGCCAGCCCTAGTAAATACCTCTGACATGCGAGCATTAGGCTTAATTAGCTGATACGCTTTGTATAGATTGTTTTTTAAGTTAGCAGGAAGTTTATTAATGCTAGTAATCGCACCACTTGCAAGAGCGACTTTACCTTTTTGGAAACGCACGGATTTACTTAGCTTTGACGCTACAGCTAGACCTGTTAACTCAGCCGCTATTTCAGCACTTACATATCCGTATGCTTTTAATGCACTTATGGCTGGGCTTTCTTTAGCTTCACGAAATATTAACTGGCCTGTTTCAGAGATCTCTAAGCCTTGCGAGATGCGTATATTGCCGTATGCTTTATATCCTTGTACTGGCATAAGCATAGCACTCTGTGTTGCTACCCTTGCTGTTGCTCCAGCTACCTGCCCTAATACACGGCTTTTAACAAGCTCCTGAGTCGTTTTAAGAGCCGCTACTTGAACGCTCTTACCAACACCGCCTGTAGCCGCAAACTCTGCTACAAACGCAGGAATCTGCTCTCCATAGTACCTAAACTTACCACCAAAGGTCATGCCTCTGACTTCCATCTCTATAGACTTGTCTAGCCACTTATCTAAGTATTGCTTGTCTGCCTCAGAAACATCTTGGCCTTCACGAATCCTGTCTGATATACGCAACAAACCAACAGCTTCAGCGCCTTGCACAATACCACCAGCAGGAAGAATTTGTGACCAATCTATAAAATCACCTACTTCACCAATGCCAATAGGATTGTTTAGCCACATATCAACAGTGTGCTTAGGAAACCTAGATCGAGCAAGTTCTACAGTGCTATTTCGTTCTTCCTCTCGCTGTTCTATAAGAGGCAAGCCATTCTCTTCTGTGCTATCAAATGTAATTGCATTATTAATAGAGGCTTCATTTTGTTGCATAACACTAGGGCCAATATCTTCAAAAAATATTTCACCTGTTTCTTCTGGAACATCAATAGCTATGCGGTCTTCGGTATCAACGCTCTGTATAAAACGTGAAACAGCATCGTTCATAACCTGATCTGACGCTTCATCAGGGAATTCTAAGACACGACCATCTGCTAACTCTGCATATTTTGGCATTAAATTCCCTTATTAAATCCTATTCCCTTGAGCATCAAACTTAATAATAACGGCTCCAGCAGGGGGTGTGGCCTGTGTTCTGCTTAAAACATCTCGAATGCTTTCTTTAGATCGTTGTCGCTCTTCCTCTATTACTTCTGTAGATGTAGATAGTGCATACTTTGACCATAAGTCTCTTTGATCTGCCTTACTTAAAGGCTTTCCTATTTCTTCTGCACTTTCCATTTCAGCCTGCACAATATCAAAAACTCTTGCTCTAACAACATTTCTTAGCTCTGAAGGGGTGTTTTCAACAATAATTTTATTTGCCTTATAATAACTTAAGCCTATCATAGAAAGTGCGCCTGCTTTTTTAGCGGCTGTTAAATTACGCATTTCCCTATTGAGTTTTAATTCATCATCTCTATTTAAATTTCCAGCAGTTCTTTCTTCTTTAATGAACTCGTTAACAGCCTGCACTCCTGTTACATAGTCAGCACTGTCTGCTTGCAATGCGTAATCAGAATTAAGCCCATATATGCGGTCAATAATCTCTCCATAGATTGAACTATTTGTTTTTGCATTTACAGCTTTTTCAGACTTTACATAATTTATTAAAATACTTGCTTGCTCAGATTTTAACCTGCCGTCTTTTTTTGCTGTATTAATTTCTAATAATCGTTCATCAGCATCTATTTCTGTATCTTCTACATAAGAAGACATTTCCATATAATTTTGAGAACTATTAATTATGTCTATCAAAGTATTCTTAGTAATCTGCTGTTTAACCAAATCTTTATAGTCTTTAATTTCAGACTCAACAGCGGCAATAATAGACTTGCGCTCTTTTTCATCAACGCTTACCATTTTAGTTGGATCTTCTGGATCAAGAACCTTTAAGACAGTCATTTCTTTTAAGCCAGCAAGCGCGTTATTTAAAATTGTAATTTTTTCTTTTGGTTTGTTTTCTAATTCTGGGTTGTTAATAATGTCTCTTCGTAGCTCGCCTAAGACTCCAGCCTGCCTATAGTCAGCCATTCTTTTGTCTTTTTCTTTATAGTATTCTTCAAAATTAACAACGTCTGGGCCAGCAGATATGACAGCGTTATCTTGGTCGAGTATAGATTGAGCTAAACCTTCAGCATCACCTTCAGAAGCAAGGTTACTTTGCTCGTTATAAAAATTAATACCTGCTTGAGTAATTTCTGTTTTAGAATCTCTAATTGCATTTTTAGCTTGCTCTTTAATTATTTTATTGCCAGCAGTATTGGACGAGCGATAAAAATAGTTATCTACACTAGCTTTGGCCTCTACTGGTAAATTAGCAGACAAACCCTTATAGCCTTCAGTTACTTGTTTTTGAAACGCTGTAAAGTCATTAGGATTTTCTGTTGCTACTCTAGCAATCATGTCACTAGTTTCATTTTGTATGCCAGCCGCATAACCTTGAATTAATTGATTGTTGTAAGCTGTAGCGCCCCACGCTAACGGATCTCTTTTCTTTAACTCCTCACCTTCTTCTATTGCTTTTTCAGCGGCCTGCTGTGCTTGCTCAGGAGCCAACTCTGTAGCCTTAGCCCTTCCAAACTGTTCAGCAACGCCTGCTACAGTCTCTCCTAAGCCTGCTAGAGCCTGCATACGCCTAGATATAGAGTCATCTCCCCCAGTAGGGCGGAACTCTCCGTAAGATAGAATACGTTGTTGTCTAGGTTGTTTAGCCATTATCCTTCCTTATTTGCCTGATAGGTTTGAAATCCACCATAAGCATCAGCCGCACCTTTAAGCAAAGTAGATGTAGCTTGAGTGTAAGCAGTTCCTTTAGCCATTTTTCCTTGCATTCTTATTTGTCTGCGCTTTAATTTTTCAGACAACCCTATCATTCCTTCGCTTGCGCCTATTTGTTTGGCACTTTCTAAAGCAATACTGGCAGGGGTTCCTTCGCCTGTCATACCAGAAGTAGACATTCCAACAACATTAGATGCAAGGGCTTTGTTTAATTCTTGTCGTCTTTGTAATTCACGACCCTCAGCGGCAATCTTTTCTTGTCTAGCTTGTTCTATCGCTTGTTCTTCTGCCGCTTTACCAGCTTGTACTTGACCATAAGCACTTACTGTTGTGCCTACCGCGATTAAACTAGCCACTATTGCAAAACTCATCTAAATATCCTCTGGCTCTAACAAAGCCGCTTCTATCTCGTCTATATCAGTTAAGTGTGTAGGGTGATATGTAATCCATACACAGTCTGTTTCAGCGTATATAACACGCTTAGTTTGCGGAATAGTCTCTCCCATAAACGGAGCCTCTATATCCAAGTTACCAAATTGGCTAGACACCTTACATCTACCCTTTACTACCATGTACAAATGAGTCGTCTTGTGTAACGCTCCGACCAAACATACGCCAGCAGGGATAAACAACTCTCTTGCATATAAACCATCACTAAAATGATGCTTAGTTTCTAACTCTACAGTGTCACCTTTTAACATTAATGATTGTAGTTTTACAATATCATCTTGCGCTGTTATTTGATTCACGAACTAATCTCATATCCAATGGCTTGAAGATGAAATGGCGTTGGATTTGGCACTGTAATTACAGGAGCAACTTCTCTATCCCATCCGTTACCACCGTGGTTATCTTCTATAATACCTGTAGAAGGTATAAGAGATGAGTTTAAAGGGCTGTCACCAGCATCTCCAAATGTTCTAACGGCAACTAAATTTCCATCTATGTAAACACCAGCACTATTGTAAACACGCAAGTTCATTCGGTCTATGCGCTTTTGCTCTAATGCAGTTTGAGATCCGTTAGGCGCTCTAGTATTTAACGGCATTCCTACAACTTTAAGTGCAAAGTTGTACCCTACCTCTACATCAATAACACCACCAGAAGGGTCTTGCTCAAGGATAAATGACTTTTCTGCATCAGTTAAAATGATATATCCAGAAGCAGGGTCAACCTGTACTACGCGGTTATTTAATGTTGTTCCTCTAGCTACAACGCTAACCGTCTCTCCATTTAAATGATTTGAAGCTAAATACAAGTTATTGCCTACTATACTTAAACTAGTTTCAAGTTTAACAGATGAATCCATTAAATAATCAAAGTCCCACTTCTCTACTGTGTATGTAGTAGTAGTGTCAGTAGTTCTTTTATTTACTAAGAATAAATCGTTATTAACAACAGATACCGATACAGTTTTAAGAGGGTATGCAGTGCTAGTATCTCCATTAATCCACTTAGTAAAACCATTAATGTCTTGTGACCTAAGCGTATTTAAAATACTAGAAGTACCGTCTTGGTTTACAATAAATACCCAATTAGCATCTTCTGATAATGATCCTGTTAAAGCACCTAAGTCTACTGGATTATCAATAAGCTGAGAAGACAACACAGATATGTCTGTACTGTTGTAAGCATCTTCATTGTAGTTATACAGATAGGATCGTAATGTTCTACCGTTTTGATCTACAAACAGTGTTGCACCATCTACAGACTTAACTTCTAGGAAAGATGCTCCATGCTGTGTTTGCGCTTCAATAGTAATGTCAGACGGAGTATTACCTCTAACAATAAACTCTGCCCCTGCTGTAAACACCTGTAGGCCACGATCAGGGTTAATGTCGATAATCTCTGTTAGCTGTCTTGATGATATGGTTGTAAAGATACCCTCGTCATCATCACCTTCTTCTGTGTAGAAATCAAAGAACGATCCAGACCTAGATGCAAACAAACTTTGTAGCTTAGACTTTGTACCACCTAACCATAACCTTCCTGCATAGAATGCGGCTGTTTTAGGGTATCCTCTCGTAGCAGACCATACGTCTTCTTTTCTTGGAACTCCTTGAGTATTTAAAGCAAACTCTATTTCGTTATTAGTACCGCCTATTTCTGATGTTGCAAAGCCAGACCATAATTCAAAAGATTTAGCAGACTCACCGCTAACTGTAATTGTAAAATTAGCATTATTTGAGGAAGTAACAGAAACACCTGTATCACCAAAAATAGGCATTTCTTGCAAGTTTTTTTCTATATTTGCAGAAGATGATGATGCACTTTGTGTTAATGTTATGTTTTTACTTAACACGCCTTCAACATCTATTTGAAATCTATCGCCTGCATCAAAATGCAGTAATGTCATTGTTGTTACATAACTTGTAGGCGTAGGGCTAGACGCATCATTATAATCGTACTGAGGCACATTAAGAAAAGGAATGTCGTCAATAGTAAATACGTCATTACCTGTGTTTATTATTCTTATAGGATGATGATTCTCATGAAACATTAACATGACGTTTTCTGTTTGGACATCACGTACATTTGAAACTTCAGTAGACTTAAAAGGTAACGGCAAATAAGCTACAGGAACAAAGTTAAATGTTTGATCTGTTACTCTGTAGATAGACATATTCCCAAAGGAAGGTGACGTATTAGCGCCTCCAGTAACAACGCATAAGTAATGCCTGTCTGTTTCAATGCTAAAATCAAATGTCTTAACATCAGAAGCATCATTTGTTGCGTATAGAACATTAAACTCACTAAGCTGTATTTTTAAAGTTCCTAAGTCTCCTGTATCACCAGTTCTTACTATTCTATAATATTGACCAACAAACGTATCAGACAGACGAATACGATAAGATTTCTCTACTTCTGTAACAGTAAGAGTTTCTTTAGTTGTCCAAGAAACACCATCACCAGATATCTGTACCTTGAATTCACCAGAGCCAGTACCGCTTAGTTTGATGTCTTTTACATCTATAAACCGACCTCTATCAGTTGTTCCAAGAACATTGTATAAAGCTACAACATAATCAGAATTAGAGCCTGTACCTAATACACCAATATTAGTTGTTGTTAGTCCTACGGTTGAGCGATCAAAGTCATTGATATTATCGACAGTACCGCCTTCTGGCATACTTGAAGTAAATGTCGTAAATGCAGAATATACAAGGTTAGGTGTACTAACTGTTTTAGTAAGAGTACCACTGGCAGTAGGATCATTAGTTCCAACCGTCCTTTCTGCGTAGACAGTATATGGAAGACTTGATCCCGTAAAAGAAAGAACCGTAAAAGTAGAAGAATTATTCGTATATGTTTTGCCAACAATAGGTAAGCCAGTGGTAACATTAAAGGTAAATAATTTCCCTAATCCACTAAAAATAAAAGGAGCTAAAATGTTTTCTGCGGTATCTACGTGTTGTGTTCCTGCTCTACGCTTTAACCCTCCCTGTGGGACGATAAGCACATTCTCAGCATTTTCTAAGCCTTGATAATATTGGTCAAGATCAATACGACCTTTAAGTAAAGGAGATAGTTCTCCGCTAACAAAACTATTTTGCGAAAAATAACTTTTAGCCATTAAAACCTCACATCAACAAAAGGCCTGCTTGCAAGAGGAGTTATTGGATGTTGTTGAGAATCTGTATATCTAGCCATGTTTGATGCATTAATATACTCTTCATTCATTAATTGTTTAGTAGATGCGCTGTCTCTAATAGACATAGCAAAATCTTTTGCTAAAGCGTACTCTACCATTTTTGAAAAATATGCAGGCCAAACAGATTCAGAGACGGTGTAGATGTAATCGCAGTATAAATTAGATTCAGTGTTGCAATATACTCGATCACCAAGAATTTGATAATTAATGCTAGGATTAATTTTAATAAATACTAACAAATCAGCAGGCAACTGATACATAGTGCTGTATTCAATACCTACTGGAGTTTCATTAATTTTAGATAACTGTGCTTTTTTTCTTGCAAATCCCCAACGGTATTTTGTAAGTTCATTGTGAACAATGTTGTCATACAGGTTGTTAGCAACAGTTTGTGCGCGCGTATTGCCAACCAAAGATGTAATAGGCAAATCACCAATTAAAATTAACGCATTAGATATAAGTTGGATTTTACTTGCCATAATAAACCTTTATGTAAAAAAGGGGGGCGAACCCCCCTAATTAAGTTACGCAATAATAACTTATACGTTATCTTTGTATTGAACTTTACAGATACCGTCTACATCGCGCGCAACAGCACCAGCTTTAAGCATACCATTACAAAGCCAAGAAGTTTTCTGTGCAACCCAATCTACAGAAGTCTTCATATCAATGCCAATAGCAAGTCCAACAGCGTCACGGCTAAAGAAATATGAATCAACTGTGTTAGTTGTAACAGTCAAGCCACCTTCAGCACGATCATCAAGAATAATAAATTGGAATCCCGCTAGGCTGTTTACGTCACCGCTAACAAGTGCTTTAACAGTTTGATAATCAGCAGAAGTAGACTTCTCATCTTTCAAAAGACCGCCAAGTCCTGCACTGTTAATTGCGGCAAACAAGTTAGAGTTAGGAACAGCTTGACCACGCAACGCTACCTGAGCGTCGATTACCTTAGCCATAGTAAGGCCAGTAGTACCAGCGGCAACAGTAGAGGCAGGAGTAATTGCATCCATTGCATCAATTACCAACTGATCACTACGACGACCCAAAGCGCCAGCAATAGTGTCTGCTAACTCTTGTTTTTCATCAAAGTTAACTTCAGCTTGGTCAAAGATATCGGTGTACTCTGGAGCATTCCAGTTAGCAAGAGTCGCTACTGCAAAAGCATAGGTTACGCCCATAGGAACAACATCAGCAGAGGTTGCTTTTTGGTTAGCAAGTCCTTTGCCCATGTTACGGAATTTGTAGGTGTCACCAACTACATTGTTACGAATTGTTACAGCAGGCTTTAATAGCCCTTTTTGCGCGTAGGCGTGTTTGACCATACTGTCAAATTCAATCGACGCTACGGATGATAGATTAGCACTCATAATAGTTTCCTCGAAAAGAGTAATAAAAAAAGTTTTCAAGGTTTTTTGCTGAGTACCCAGTAAAAATGGTCAGCATTCAACCTAAATTTACTGGGCCTTTAGAGAAAGGGTATCCAGTGTCTTGATTATACACCTTTTACCCTGTATTAATCAATTATTGAGAACCGCCCCACGCTTCCATCATTTTCTGAATCTTGCGCTCGTGCTCTATATTGGTACTTCTAAGAAGGTTTCCTTGCTCATCTTTCTTAAACATTTCTGTTTCAATAGCTTCCCAAGACAGACCTTGAGGATTGTGGCCTCCTTCCATTGGGAGTTTAGCAGGAGCCGTTGCTTGTACTAACATCTCTACCAAAGAAATAGTATCAGCGGTAGTCACTAGACCTCTAGCTTGCTCATAAGTTTCTGCATCTAGGTTGTTTTTCATAAACCCTTCAACAGTCTTAATTCTTTCCTGAGCGTTATCGCCTAACTTAGACAACTCTTCTTCTTGGTCTACAGCTTGTGCGGCATAGTCTTGTGCAGATAACAATTCCCATGCTTCCCCAAATGCATCAGCACTCATATTAGTCTTAGTAGCAAATGCCTCTAACTCTTGATACAAGGCATCATCACTTTCAATTCCTTCTGGGGGTGTGTAACCATCTTTAGGCGAACCCTTGAATCCTCCAAATTTTTTAGACAGTTCAGAATAACCTTTAGCTTGATCTGCTACAGATTTATACTTTGTATCTAACCATTCAGGCACTTCACCAGTTCCTTTAATACCGTCAGTTAAATAATATTCACCTTCCGCAAGAGTTGGTTCGGCACTATCTAACAAGGTATCGCTTTGTTCAGCGGCTTGTTCTTCTGACATAATGTAATCCTTATTTAATTTCAGCTTGTCTCATTTGGTTAATTAAAAACTTAATTACTCCAGCTTCACCGTTATGGTAAGCGGCCTCATAATTAATGTTTTCTGCGCCAAAAGAAGTATCGTTATCATAGACAAACCTTTTGGTCAGGTCTGATAAGATACGCGCTCCATCGTCAGTTGTAAAGACCCTGTGATATGCCTTAGCCAAATCATTAGCATTTCTCTTTCGTAATTCTGCTTGTTTTTTAGCCGCTTTTGAATCAGAAAGGTGATCAATATTTTCCCAAGTCATACTTGAGTTTGTCCTTGCATTGGCGCTTCACCAGTATTCATGCCAGCTTGTGCCGCTTGCGCTCCAGCCTGTATTATTTGTTGCTTTTCAGTAGGGCTTCTTACTAATTCCGCAGGCATACCAGTCTTTTCTGCCACCCAAGTTCCAAAGTCTTCTAGCTTAAATCCAATTTTAGCTTGATCTGGGCCAGCATTCTGTAATACAAATTGAACAGCTTGTTGTACATTTAAAATATCTTCGCTATCTTGTGCGCGCGCTAATGGTGAAGTAAATTTAATTTCAATGTCTCGGCCATCTAACTGCAAAGGCTGTAATAAACCTCTGCGAGTTAATATAGAAGCTACACGTTTAATAATAGGAATTAATACTTCTGTCTGTAATCGGCCAAATGCAGATCCAATTCTTTTAGCTAACTCCCTAGACTCAATAGCTACTTCTGTTGCAGACCTAACAGCGCCAGTAGGATCTCTTAAATCGTTAAACAAAGATTTTTTAATAGACATCTGAAGGTCATTAATAGCAAATTGCGCCAACTGTAGGTTTGCACCAGTATCTAACCTCCGTATAGATGGATTAGACGAATTGTTAGAACCAACTGGAATAACAACCCCTGGGCTTATGCTAATATTGTATGGATTGGTAACACCATCATCTGTA